CTTCATGATCGACGGGGAGAAACATTTCGTCCTGTTGATGCACACCTTTCAGGCGTTTGCCCTTCGGACCAGCACATCAAGCAATGATTGGCTGGAGATTACCAAGATGGCAGGACCGAGAGGGGGTAAGAACAACCTCTTCCTGAATGCCCTTGGAAGCTACGGGGGCATAATCATGCACAAACACCGGAACGTAATCAGGTTTAGCGATTACGGGTCCGGGGGTGCCCTGGCCGCGGCCCGCGCTCTTTTCTTGGGCGCTCAAGCCGGGATGATTGCATGGGGCGGCGGATCTGCTTATGGCCGGTACTCTTGGAATGAAGAGACCGACGATAGGGGTAATGCCCTGGCGATTACCGCTGGAACAATCTATGGGGCCAAAAAGTCCCGTTACAACTCCGCCGACTTTGGCGTGATCGCGGTTGATACCTACGCCGTCGATCCGAACGCTTAAACCATAAACCAGAGGGGGAGGGTTAATCCCCTCCCCCTTCACATACAGCTTTTAACCGGAGGATAAATATCATGGCAGAAACCGTACAATCAACCGCAGTCGTCTCGGGAGTCTGCCCGGATCAGAACATTCCCGCGGGAGTGCTCTTGTCGAGAACCGGGACCTATGCCGCCGTAGCCGCACTTGCCGTTAACAGCGTCATTCAGCTTATCCCCTTGCCAAAAGGGGCGCAGCTTGTTGATCTGTTTCTCGCATGGTCGGCCCTCGGAACAGGCGTTACCGTTGACGTTGGCATTACGGATACCGATTACACCGGATACGACATCGATATGTTTTATGATGGCCTGGCAGCCGAATATGCCGGAGCCGCGCATTGGGGCGGGGCAATGATCAACAATGCCGCCGCGGCAGTTGTCCATGGGGCAAAGTTTCTCGCGGCAACATGGCCCTACGAGTTCACCGCCAATGGAAACATTGACGTTAAGGTGTTAGGCGATGAATTTCCGATTTCGGCAGTTGTCACAGGTGTAGCGTTCTATAAGTTCGAAGGCGGAATCGCAGACGAATAAACCCTGGGCATTGGAGATGCGAAACCTAAAACCATATAATTTCAATAACGGAGGATAAATATCATGGCAGTAACAACACAATATTCAACCGCAGTATTAGCGGGAGTTTGCCCGGATCATAATATCCCGGCAGGGATAGTGCTCTCCAGAACCGGCGTCTTTACTGCTTCCGCAGCTTATGACGACGGTTCAACGATTCAGCTTATTCCTATGCCAAAAGGGGCTCAACTCCTTTCTCTGATGATCGCTCATAGCGCCCTTGGCGCCTCTCGTACCATCGATGTGGGTATCGGGACTTCCGTTGACTGCTTTTTCAACGGATCAGACGTTACCACAGCAGGGCAGAAGACCTGGGGGGCCGCAATGGGCGGCGCAGTAGCGAACACGGCGGAGAGTATCGTCCATGGCGCAAACTTCCTGGCCGCTACATGGCCTTATCAGTTTACCGCTAATGACAGTATCGACGTGTTGATCCTCGGAGATACATTCCCGAGCGGCGGAGTCGTGACCGGTGTAGCAATCTACAAGTTTGTAGGTGCGATTGCCGACGAGGAATAAACACCAACTTGAAACCGATATGACAGGGTGGACTAAACCCTACCCTGTCATTTAGGAGGATTCACCATGTTAGTAAATGTGCGGTACTCCGGCAAACGGCTTCCTTGGACTATCAAAATGCCATGGTTGAGCGTCCCGGAAGTGACATTCGGGGCGACCCGCGAGGCGGTTATGGAAAAAGCCGACGCAGAACGCTTATGCGCGGAGAATCCAACTGACTGGAAAATTATCGGGGTTGTCGATAGCGAACCAGAAACGATTATGCCTGATAAGCCTCAACCCCCGGAATCAAAGAAGCCAGTTCCGCCTAAGAAAAAGCGGAAGGCAGTTAAAAAGGAGTAACGGAAAATGGCAACTATAACAGGGACAAACATTGTTGATCGGGCTGCCATTGTCCTCCAGGATACTACTGGTGTGAGATGGCCACAGACGGAAGAACTTCTATTGTGGCTTAACGACGGGCAACGGGAGATCGTGCTAAGGAAACCGGACGCCTACGCTCAGAACGAGGTAGTTCAACTGGTTGTGGGGACAAAACAATCTATTCCTGCGGCGGGCATTATGCTTTTGGATGTTATCCGAAACATGGGAACCGGCGGGGCTACACCTGGCAGGGCAATCACACGGATCGATCGCGAGATCCTTGACGAGCAAAGGCCGGACTGGCACTCCGAGACCGCAAGCGCGGAGACTAAACATTATATGTTTGATCAGAGGGACCCGAAGCATTTTTATGTTTACCCCCCTCAGCACGCTACATCTGGACAAGTTGAGGAAATCTATGCTTCATCTCCAACAGATCTTGACTCGTTAGCCTCCACAATCACTCTGGACGATATCTATTCCGGGGTGCTTTTGGACTACATCCTTTACCGGGCTTACAGTAAAGATGCTGACCTCTCACCATCGGCGCCACAAAGGGCTATTGCTCATTATAATTCGTTTTTGTCGAGTTTAGGGGCAAAGGGGCAGATCGAGCAGATCTTTAATCCAAACGCTGTTGATTATAAGGAAGCGGTTGAGGCTAAACAGGTAGGACGAGGCCAGTAGCCCATGACATATTATAAGTACGATTGGTACAAGTATGTCGCTCCTGATGTGAACGGCATCCCTGAACCTACCGTAGAAGATACGGTCGAGGATGTCATTATAGATTTCTGCCAGAAGACTTCCTTTTACCGCCAATGGCTCGAAGATCAAATATCGGTGGCTGTTGACGATGAAGAGGTCGAGCTGGATCTCCCTGACAATACGGCGATTGTAGAGGTTGTTGCTATCCAGAAGGTCGAAACAAGTGGGGGCTATGGCGACTTTATTGATCCGGACTCCTACATCTTCTCAAACCAGGGTGATGAGGCCAAGATCCTGTTTAATGACCCGTCTGATGAGGAATACGATGCGCGGGTGAGGGTCGCTCTTAGGCCTGTTGTCGGTTTCTCTACGGTCCCGGACTGGATCTATCAGGATTGGCGAGACGTGATTGCTCATGGGGTTAAGTCCCGTCTTTTGGCTATGCGGTCTAAGCCATGGTACGCCCTGACTGAAAGTGAGCAACATCGAGCCTGGTATGATCAGGGCGTCAGGAAAGCGTCAGGAAAGGTTGTATTGGAGACTGTCAATAAAATCAGGAAACCAACAGCGAGGTATATCTGATGGGCTTTAACGTAACGAAAGTCAATATGTATATCCCTCAAGGGTCCACATACGCGCATAAGTTTCTTTATCGCGAGGTAAGCGACGAATCCATAATCAGTTTAAACCAGTACACTGCACGGCTTCAAATCAGGGAGAAGGTCACGAGTACGTCCACCCTGTATGAGGCTACGACCGATGATGGGGATGGTTTAACCATAAACGGTTCTCAGGGGGAGGTGTCCCTTGAGATCCCCGCTGCCACAACGGCGGCATGGACATGGGCCAAAGCGGTTTATGATCTTGAGGTCATTTCCTCGTTAGGGAAAGTATCTCGGATTGCAGAGGGGAATATAAAGGTTTCCCCGGAAGTCACAAGATAACGGAGGATTGCTGCTATGGGAGCATTTTCAGATTATTTAGAGAACGAAATCCTTGACCATGTTTTGAATAATGGCCGGGCCTTGACTTACACTCCGCCCACTACTCTTTATATCGCCTTATTTACGGCCGTTGGCGGCTTGGAGGACAATGTAGAAGGGAGCCAAACGGAGGTTTCCGGCGGATCGTATGCAAGACAAAGCCTGGATGGATCGGCCAACTATTTTGACGTTACTGCCGCTGGGGCTACGTCGAATCATGGAGACATTGAATTTCCGGTTACTACAGGAGATTGGGGGACCATTACGCATGTTGCCATTATGGACGCTCTGACAAGCGGGAATGTCCTTATTTGGGGAGAATTGACGTCTTCTAAGATTATTGAGACCGGGGATCAGTTCAAGTTTACGGCGGGGAACCTGGATATAACCTTAGATTAACGGCGGCGGCATGGAGGTAGGAAGTGTCAATTGGTAACTCCATAAATAGTCTGCCGCTGGCCTATGCGCCCTTGAACGCGACAGGGAGATATGTCGCCTACGCCTTGGCAGGCCCAACGGTAGAGGCGGCGCTTACTCCCCTGCCTTCGTTTGTTGTAGATCCAGGCCTTGTTTTAGATACTTCCGGCGATGCAGCTCCTTTGGGTACCAGGATTGCACCCGCCGAGATAACGGCGGCGTCTATTGCTTCGATGTCAAGCCAAGGCGCCCTGGCCTTTTTTGGATCTGTAGCCGCTGCTACAACGGCGGCGATTGCAGGATTAAGCACAAAGAGCAAGGCCTCAGCGGTCACAAGCATAACCATTCTGGCGGTTATTGCCGGGCTTCCATTGCGGGTTCGCCAAGGCGTTTCTGATTTTAGAAGCCTATACACGCCTCCAGGGGCACGATCCTCTGGCTCCGCCCTGAATACATTTACCCTGAATGTATCGGCCTTAAACGGTAGGGCTGGGCAACACCGCCGGGCCTTTGAAATCCTTTTCACTCCAACCGGGTCCTTTAATATTGCTTCTGCCAATTCAGTTATGGACGTAGGGGCGGGACAGGCTTTAACCGGTAACGTCCTTTTTGGGGGTTTTGCTGATCAGATAGGCCAGGCAGCTTTTACCCCCTTACCAAACGCGATTTTCGATCCAAACCCATCCTTAGATGTGGTCGCCGGGACTACGCCATTTGGGGTTGCTTTGCGTGGAACCGGCGGGACATTCGATCAAGCCCTTACGGCCTTAACGGCATTGCCGAATTTCGTGGCAGGGCCGAGCAAAACCTTGTCCATGGAAGCGGTATTAGCCCCTGTCGCATCCGCCCTGCGTGATTCATCGTCTGGCATGGATACCACGACTGCACTGGCAGCCCTCGCAATACTGCTTGCAGGCGGAGTCATTTCCATGGATAGCCTGACCGATACGAGTATCTTTGGGGCCAGGCTGAGACTATTTGATCTCGTTGTCTTAGCCAATTCGTATATGGACGGTGTTCCGTGGGAAGCCCTACCATTCGTTTTTTCAACCGTCTATTTTGAAGAGGGTGAGAGCATTGTTTATTACACGGCCCATGAATCAGCCGTTTATAAGCCCACCCTGGAGTCTACTGTATATGGAGATTTAGAATAAGGAGATGTTGTTATGGACATCCTATTTGCCAATAATGCGAAAACCCTTCTAAACGGGGCGATCCTGATTGATGCCACGTCAATCGTGGTTGATGATGGCTCGGACTTCCCGAGTCCTACAGGGAGTCAATTCTTTTATGCGACCTTGCAAAACCCGGTAGACGATACCGATTACGAGATTGTCAAATGTACGGCCAGAACCGGGAACACTCTGACGGTTACCAGGGAGCAGGAAGGAACAACACATCAAGCCTGGTCAGATGGAACTCTATGCGAATTACGGCTTACTGCGGGAGCCATTGACGAACTGGAGGCCCATCAAGCCGACCATCTTTCCGGCGGGTCTGCCGAGGTTGACGGGGATAAGATCGATATCGATTTTAATCCAACCTATTCCACGCCTGCCGTTACTCCGAGCGAAGTTGATGGCATTGACCAATTAACGGCGCACCTGTACGGGATTGACCAGGCCATAAAGCCTTCCTCCCAGGACGCCAGGGGCACGATTGAACTGGCTACTCATGCGGAAGCACAGACCGGAACTGAAACCGGTATGGCCGTTACCCCAAGCGCCTTGACCGCTGTCCTAAAACAACAGTCCTGGTTACAGGAGGACGGTTATTATATCGGAACGGACAAGATCCGAGCAAGAGACGGTGACGGCCTGGATCTCGAAGACGATGGCGGGAATGGGCTTCATGTTGCGGATGGTGGCGCGGTTACATCCGACGGCGATCTGATACTCTCTAAAACACTTAAAACCTTTCAAGGCTCCGATGTTGCCAGCGCAAATGACATGACCCTTGGGGATGGTAATTTCTTTGATATTACCGGAACCACTACCATTAACACGATTGTCACGAAAGCTGTTGGAACCTTCGTAATCCTTCAGTTTGACGGGATCCTGCAATTAACTCATTCTGCGGATTTATTCCTACCTACAGCCGGTAATATTACGACCGCGGCTGGAGATATTGCAACATTTTACGAGTATGCTTCCGGAGATTGGCGTTGTCTTCTTTATCAAAGGGCCAACGGGACAGCGTTATCCGCACTTTCAGGCGCCGTCGATATTTCCGGGACACCTGTTGCAAACGATGTTGCAAGATTTACTGATGGCGATACCGTAGAAGGCAGGTCTTATACAGAACTTAAAGGCGACCTGAACCTTGTAATAGGAACAGACGTTCTCGCTGAACAGACCATTGGAATTGCTAATGACAACTTGCTTGAAGTTGACGGAACGCCCCTGGATACTGAAGTGGCGGTGTTTACGGCAAACGGCATCAACGGGCTTTCCACTGCTGAGATGAAATCGTTGCTCAGTTATTTAACCGACCTTGTGGACGACACCGCACCTAAATTAGGAGGGGTGTTAGACACGAACAGCAAAATGGTAATGCAGTCAATGGGAATAGATGTTGCCAGCGCAACCAATGTTACGCTTGGGGACGATGGGAATGCGTTTGACATTACAGGCACAACGACAATCGCCACAATCGTCACGAAAGGAATTGGGACCGTTGTCACATTGCAGTTCGATGGCATCCTGCAACTCACCCATTCAGCGGACCTGGTCCTGCCTACTGCGGCAAAT